GGTAAGCAGCTCAGCAATTTTCTTCAACTCATCCACTGAATTACAATCTTTAATATGACGTAACATCTTTTCTTGCCAGAACAATTCCTCTGGACTCATTTCAAATTTCAACATTGAATCAATTCAAATCTATTCCATCACAATACAATGACTGAACACACAACTGCAACTGAACTCAACACTGCACAAAAACTTATCTACTCACGTACTAATATTAGAAGGGCGTTCCAGGATTTTGATGAGAGTGACATTGCTGGTCTTTATAAGTCAGGCTCTAATCTCCTTGTTGTTCGCACTGATGGTACTGAACAACTTCTGCCCGAACAACCAATTAAAGATTCCTACGGTGCCTTCTCAAGTCGACTAAAAAATTTCTTTGCATATCTAGGTCCTAACTACAGGGGTCCTAGTATCTGGCATCATGGTGCATACGTAATTCTTAAAGGTTGGAACTATGCCTCTCAACTCAGTCACAGGACTCCGCCAGCCCTTATGCAAGCAAGGTGGATCGATAAGTTTGCTGCTATACAAGATCAAGAAAAATTACTTGCGTTGCTCCAGGGAGATCGGACAGACCTTGGCCATTTGGTGGCTCCTGATGGTATGCGGTTTAGTATGCCTGGTGCAGCTCTTAATCATCTTGGTGATGATGAAGAAAATTCTGATAGCGTAGCTGAGGATAATGACATTCATGAACCATGGTGCAGTTGCGGTTCATATCAATATCAACTTAACAACTTGGCTGATTTCCAAGCTGAGATAGAAGGCTTCAAGCCAACCTGCATTCACTTGTCGTGGTTCCAGCGGTACCGTCAGCTGCTTGTCAAACGCTCAGAGCTGCGGTCTACGCAACGTGGTCAGACTGCGCAGAAAGCTACGGCATGGGCCTATGCACCACCTGAGGAAGGACAACAAGATGGTAAATTCATGATCATTTATACAACACAAGGGTCGATGGCACCGCTAAATTGCTGGAAGGTATACAAACCAAAGGAGAGCTTCACTCAGGATGATGCCTGGGATCTATTTGATTCCATGCTTGATAATGAGTTTGTTCCTTTCCCTGCGTTTGCATTGCCTCAAGTCAGCCACATCTTTAAGAAAAACAAATGACTGATCTTCTCAAAACACACTTTGATGCCATTGAAGTTGGCAGCATTCCAAACGGCAACCGTCGTATGCTGGTTGCTATGATTGCTGACACAGCACCCAAGGAGTTTGAGTACGATTGTATTACTGCATTGATCAAGCTCACCGTGGATCAATACATGGGCCAGGAGACGCAGTGTGGTCCTTATGAAGAATCAGTAGAACCTGACTGATCTCAACTAGACCTAAGCATGTCTCTAAACTGCATATCATTTCATTAACTCACTTCATCCAATGTTTGACTTTATCATCGCTTCTGTTGTTCCTGTTGCACTTGAACTGGCTAAAGAAATTGTATGGGCTGGCCTTGGCGCAATCTGTGCCTATGGTCTAGGTCAAGTGGTGAGCTGGTTCCAGTGAGATATAACAAAGAGGTCATAAAGCTTGCGTCAAGCTATGGGTTTAAACTCTTGCGTTCACGTAAGCATATGATCTTCAAGCATGAATCTGGTGCACGTCTGGTTACTGGTGCTTCTATCAGTGACAGGCGTGCATTAAAAAACATTGAATCTGACATCAAAAAACTTCTATCCAACAATGACTCAACAACAAACAAGCACTGACCTTAAACGGTTGACAACCTTTGAATTAATTAAGCATCATGCTGCCTTGGAAAGCAGTCTTCCTTTACTTACTCCTGAATCCCAGGAGTTGGTCAAAGCTGAGATGGAGCTTTGTGCTGCCTTCAAAGCCAAAAAGCTTGATCAAATTTATTACGCATGGGTTAACAATGAAGATGCCATTGAACGTGCCAAGAAAGAAGAAGAGTTACTAAAGACGCAACGTAAGCATCACGAAGCTCAAGTTAACCAAATCAAAAGCTTGCTGAAATATCTGCGTAACTACGTACCAATGGACGGTAGTACGCTCCAGGGAGAAAACTATCAGTTTACGTTTAGTAGGCTGAAAGATCTTAGCGTAGAAATTAATTCAGATATTGAGGACTGGACCCAGCAGGAACGTGAGAAATATTGTATTGTACAAACAGTTACTACCACCAAACACACTGTAGTAACATCCTTGACGGGCGAAGTGCTTGATGAAAGCACTAAACCTACAACAAAAACTGAAACCATACCCAATGTCGATGCAATCCGTGCAGCTTATGAAAAGGGAGAGCAACTTCCCACAGGTGTCAAAGTCCAACAAAACTATGCAATCAGGCGCAAGCGACTACTCAACAAACCAGTGGACGCACTTTCACCCAGCCATTCAACAGAGCTTCTATCAGAACTTGCAAGTGCCACAGGGTCTTGATGACGCTCGTGTCCGTATGCAATGCCATAACCAGGCAGTGTCTGACTTTGATCTGCAGCTTCAAATGGTAGATCTTGAACTAAAGATGTGCACGGATGAAGAAGGTGTGTTGCCGTACCAGGAAAAAAAAGTTGAAGAGCTTGAAGAACGCAAGCTGAAGTTGCTTGGTGGCAAACGGTTTCATGCCAATGCAAGCAGTTGCTATTGGTACTATTTAGCCAGGGAGAAAAACTAAGGCATGTAGGATGGTGTTAACGCCAGGAGTATCATGACTAACGACGAAAATTTAATTAGGTTGTTAGCTGCGTTTACGCAAGATGGTACCCCATTGCCTGCATTAATTGGTAACAAGTTAGAAGGTCAGGTCACAATTCTAGTGGCTGGCCTTCTTGCTAACGCTAATGTATGCTCTGAGCTTGATGCTACGGAGATTGTAGATGCGGCAATTAACTATGCCAATGTTATACAAGAAAGATTAGGGCATTATCAAAACACCCAAATCAATTCTTTGGAAAGACTGCTTGACCAATAAATCTGGTATCCTATTAGAAACCCATTCACATCCATTAATGGAAACAATTGCTAAGCCGTCAATTACGGTTTCATTTCAAATTGATATTGACCTTGAGTTTGATTCATTCAAAGGTAAAACACCCGAAGAGTTTGCTCAAAATGTAGAAGATGATGCAATTGATGCATTACTTGAGCTGCGCCCCGAAGTGCTGGGTGTTTTTACTACAATCAATAACGTTGAAACCCACGGCTGCTAATGGAAACACAGTACTTAGAGAACTGGGACACCAAAGCTGAACAGCAGAAGGCTGACTTCATGGAGCACATGTATCGTTGCTCAGGGCGCACCAACGGGCTTTATACAGGCCTATGGCAAGCATTCTGTCTGCAAGAAGCTGGGCAGCATTGTCGTAACCTTTACTTTGAGCAGCTGCAAGCATTAAAAAAATATCTGGATTACCAAGCAAAAGCTTGATCCTTCTACTTGCCCGCCGTAAGGTGGGCTTGTTAGTACCAGGCTTATCAATGACTGACTACAAAAATCATCTTGATCTTAATGAATGGTACAAAAACCATTCAATTTTTGACATGGAGGAAACTACACCAATGACCAAAGACAAGCATGAAGGTCTTCATGACACCACTAAGTTCACACACGATTTCAAAAAGGTTCTTGGACCAGAGGAATCTAGTGTTAAACAAATCAATTACAATCACATTAAAGATCAAGTACGTGAGATTATTGCTACGTATCTAACCAGTGACTGGGCAGAGGGTGATGACCTGTCTCCTGTTGAAGTTTTTAATGCAATAAAAGAAGGTGTAATGGAAGAAGCACATTGGTATGACAAACATAAAAACCGTTGCAATGATTTGTGCAGCTTATTGTTTGGACATAGGCCAATCAACTTAGGATAATAAAATTGTTCCCGATCGATCAAGTAATCGGATTTTTTCCGATTTTGTATTATTTTTTGACAGATCGGGAATAAAATAAAAAAATTTGCTAAGTGTGTAGGGGATTAGAATAGAAAAATAAACTGAAATAAACGTGGCAGACATTACAATTCAACGTGTAGTTAATGCCCAAGGACATCCTGTTGAAATAAAAGCGGGTAACGCTGCAGCAGATGCCTTTGGGCGACTACGTGTTTCTGAACCTTTTACACTATTTGATTCTTCTTTTCGTTATGGTGATAACGGTAAGTGGAATACTTTGGTAGCAGGTAGCGGAACATCTACATTTAATCAGTACCAAGGTCTTATCCAGCTTGGTGTAACCACAGCATCAGGCGATAAAGTTTACAGAGAAACAACTAAAGTTTTTCCTTATCAACCTGGGAAGTCTTTGCTTGTCATGAACACATTTGTCATGGCACCAAAGCAGAAAAACCAAAGACAAAGGATTGGATATTTTTCTGGTGACAATGGTATCTTTGTTGAACAAAACGAAAACGGTGAACCTGAATTTGTTCTTCGTTCAATTGTAAATACTTTTGAAATTGCTACACCAGTAACAACTTCAATTATTGTTCCGGCTAATTGGAATGCGTTTAGCACAGCAAGTGAAGTAGAAATAAATGATGGTATTACAGTTACATTATTAAATGGTGCAACATGGTTTATGGGTACGACAGTACCGGAATCATATATAGACACAAAAGTAAAGCAAAGTAACTGGGGTTATGACAAGTTAAATGGCAAAGGTAAATCAACGTATACTTTAGACCTAACTAAAGTACAAATCTTCTGGGCTGACTTTGAATGGCTTGGTGCTGGCACTGCACGAGTAGGGTTTGTAATCAATGGTAAATTTATTCATTGCCATTCATTTCATCATGCAAATAAAATTGATAGCACTTATATAACAACAGCATCACTGCCTTGCCGTTACGAAATTGAAAACTTAGATACAACAACAACCAGTGGAATTCTTAAGCAAATCTGTTCAACCGTTTTATCTGAGGGAGGATATGAATTAAGGGGAGAAGCACATTCTGTTGGCACATCTATTGGCAGTCCATATGATTTAACAAGCACAGGAGCAAAATATCCAGTAGTTTCGATTCGTTTAAAATCTGGTGAATTAGATAATGTTGCAATTCCTGTAGGCATTAATTTGCTTGGCTTGACAAATAATGCAAACTACAAATGGTCATTGATTAAAAATGGGACAACCTCGGGAGGAACTTGGACTGATGTGGGATCTGGTTCATCTGTTCAATATAATTTGAGTGGTAGTTCCTTTAGTGGTGGCACTATTCTTACTGAAGGCTATATTGCGGCTTCTCAACAAGGTACAGTTGCTACTGCTGTGTCTAGGGGGGATCTATTTAAATTTCAACTAGAACGTGATTCGTTTACATCAACACCATATGAATTTACTGTTGTGTTAGCAACTGACAGTGCAGGTGCAGATATTGTAACTGCAGTTGATTGGGAAGAAATTTGATAAAATAAAAACATTAACAATGTAACTATGTACACTCCTGCACCAGGCATGCAACCCGCTGATGTTGCCTCAAGGCAACCTGAAGAAGCTGCAAGTAAACCCAAGGCATCATCAAAACAAAAACCTAAAACAAATCTTGATCAGTTCATTCGTGAGTTAACTGGTCTTGCTTCGTACATGAATGAGCTGCGGATGCAAGCACATTTAATTCATTTCAATTACGAAGCTGGTAATTTTCTTGGGGTGCATAAATTCCTTAAGAAACAATATCTTGCCCATGAAGAACATTTTGATCGTATCGGTGAACTAATCCGCTCCATGGATTACTTTCTTCCTATGTGTTCAGAAGGCATGCGTGAAGCATGTCCTTCGTTTAAACATGTGAAAAAGTACCAGGCAAAAGATATGTTGCTTACATATTTAAGTAATCTGGAAGATCTTGGTATGGCAACTAAAAAGACTGAGGCTGCTGCTGCCAAGATCAAAGCTATTGACGTTCAGAACTATCTCAGTGAGTTGTGTGAACACGCATTTAAATCTGCTTGGTTTGTAAAATCTTTAATGCGGGGATCCTAGACCCATTGCAACCACTGAGTTCCTGCGCTATTGTGTGCCTGTTGTTTATTACGGTCAGGCGTCCCAGTCAGCAGCTGGGTGATCAAGTCAGGTAAGGTGCGCGAGCCTCTGACGCTTCTGCTACTACTGAGCCAGGGTGTAAGCCCTGGTTTTTTTTTGTGTCAAGTACAATGAACAATCCTATGGCAGTTGGCACATAAAACTTGGCATTTCTTAATCTCTTTCTCTATGGTATTCCAGCCGTAGCCATGGGCAACTAACCTAGATATGCTTTCTTTTTTGTCATCGTTGTGGTGATGAAACTCCAAGGCTCTGTGATCATTCCAGCCACACTGCTGACAGCTAAGGTTTTGTTTGTATTGAAGGAACTGTTCTCGTAATTGCTTGCGACGTTTAATGTTCTTGTTCACGCAAGAAGAACTATCTTGTTTGATTATATACAAAAATCCCGGTAGTTAACCGGGAAATGTATCCGTAACCACTCCAGGAACTCTTTGTTCAAGGAAGGGATTTCGACTATTATCCCTAGAGCTTTATTGCTCCGGTGTCAGCATATCATGACATTGGAGAATTGCCGTCAAATTTGATGTGATCCAACAAGCTACCTGTGGGTTTGAATTGATTAGCCGCAAATTTTTCTACGGTTTGCTCCAGGGCTTCAATCGTTTCAAGCCGAGAGACGCAGTCAACTAATGCACTGAGGGTAACGGGGTGCTCAACACGGGAACCAAACGCTACAGCCTCACGTAAATGTGCTGCAGCGGCATTGATTGATTCCTTGACAGAACTGCTAAGAGCCATAAGATAACCAAGTAGTCAATTTACTTTACATCAAACATGCACGAATAACCATCACACTTGATAGGTTGGTTATCACGAAACTCAATTAGTTTTTCCCGTACAAACTCTAGGTCTTCAGAAGACAATGTAGGTGCCGTACCAAGGAAGAATACTTTGTTAAGAACTTCCATTGCGCGTGGATAATTTTTGGCATTGCCTAGGTGTTTATAAGCAGGATGTAACAATAAATTACCGGCGAAATAGTTTCGGGTTTGAATGCCCGATTGTTCCAGGTGTTGCTGAAGACTATGTTTAATTTTACTGTTGTTACATATGATTGGTACACCAAACCAACTAGTCATAGCAGAGTCAGCTTCTTCGATAACGCGCACATCAATAGGATAATCATCAAAGCAACGCTGGATATAACCATAATTTGCACGACGTAATTCATGTATATCATCAAATTTTTTCAGTTGTACTTGACCAATAGCACCTTGAAGGTCCAGTGGTTTCAAGTTGTAACCAATCTGACTAAAAACGTATTTGTGATCTACAACACCATCATAGCCATCAAGCCATTTATCAAAACGTTTACCACACGTACCATTCATCAATGTGTTACAAGATCCTACGCAATAACAATCGCGTCCCCACCAGGCAAACTGCCTAGCAATGTCAACAACTTCTTCAATGTTTGATGACACCATCCCGCCCTCTAGGGTGGTGATGTGATGTGCAGGATAAAAAGATGTGGAAGAAGCTACTGAATATTCAGTAAGAAATTTATTTTTCCATTGAGATCCAAGTGAATCACAATTATCTGAAATAAGTTCCAGGTCATATTCTAAACAAATATTTAAAAGCTTATCAAAATTGCAAGGATTGCCAAGAACAGGGCTACTGAATACCGCAACGGTACGGGCATTGATACTTTGGGCAACTTGATCCAAGTCCCAGTTAAGATCAATCCAATTGATGTCAACAAAACGAGGGACCAAACCATTTTGAATAATGGGGTTTACGGTTGTGGGAAACCCTACCACACTCACAATGATTTCATCGCCGTCCTTCCAGCCGAAATATTTCTTAAGAGCAGCGATCATTACAAGGTTAGCGCTGCTACCACTATTAACCATTAACGATTTTTTAAACTTAAACTTATCAGAAAACTGACGCTCAAACTTGGCTACTTCTTTACCTGCTGGATACCACTCCCCTTCTGTCAGGGTGTTAATAGCTGCTTGAATTTCGGTACCATCAAAATACGGTCCGGAGTACAAAACTTTTGAGCGTGACATAAGTCTTCGATGCCTTCTTCTATATTAACCACAGGTTTAAAGCCAAGGCTACTAAGACGATCTACATTTAAATACGTACTGATTGCCTGGGTGTAAGTGCAAGGTGGGTCGATGGTGTCGATTTTGGACGGTGATTTTAGATGCCACTTGGCTTTTGTCAATAGCTTGTGCAATGATTCTTTTTTGCCTGTACCAATGTTGTAGATTGTATTAAATTTTCCTGTATTAACAATGTATTTAATGCCACGACAAACATCAAACATATGAATGTAATCACGAGCAACACCACGAAATACATTAATATTTTTGTGTTCTTTTATATCGTTAATAAATTTGTGTAATGCATTACGTTTTTTGTTGCCTGTATCTGGTCCGCCATAAACATTACCTAGCCTTAAAATGCGCCATTTGATATCAAAAGTATTGCAATAATCAATAACTAAATTCTCGGCAGCAAGCTTTGTGATTGGATAAAAACCTTGGGGTTGGCACCAGGCCTCTTCAGTGCATTCATCATGGTGTTTGCCATAAACAAACCAACTGCTTATAAAATTAAATTCATTAACACTAGCTTTACGACACGCTTCTAATCTCTTGGTTAGTTCCAGGAGATTTGTTTTGATATCTATGGTTGGATCTAAGTATATATTGTGATTATCAGTAGTGCTAATTAAGTAAAGAACTCTGTCTGTTTTGGGTGGCAAGGTGTTTCTATTGATCACCCAACCACCATAAAGACCTTGAAAGTAGCTGCCAATCAGACCACTACCACCGTAAATACTTAAGTCCACTTTTGGCTCTCTGCCCTGACTGGATCATAGGGCCAATAGTCGATAGTGCCACCAATATTAAATGGAGATTTAAAACGTTCTGCACCAGGGGCGCCTCCCCATTTTTTCATGTAGTACTTAAGGTTGTTTGGAAACGTAACAGAGTTGCGTTTTTTGAATTCGTTACGACTATGCAAAGTACTGCTTACTTTGTGATCAAAAGCTAACGGAAACATTTCCCATTCAAGTCCAACAAGACTCATACGATAACGGTGGTCATCATCTTCGTAATATGCAGGAAAGAAATTTTCATCCATCATTCCGACTGCACGGATTAACTCAGGGTTAAATACCATGGCTGAATAGCCGTTTTGCGTTGGATCACAAAGCATTGCTTTGAATGGTTGCTCCAGGTGTTGCGCTAATTTAAATAATTCACCTGGGGCAGGATGCCAGTCGCACGAAAGAATAATCCAATAAGGTTTGTCGGTATTCTGTTTAACAATCTGGTTTACAGATCCAGAAAAACCAACGTTCTTGTGGTTGTTAATAACAACAATTTCTTTGACGATATCCGTTTTGGTTCCTTGCATACTACGTATGATCCTGCGTACTTCGGGGAATTTACCTTCGGAGTTATCAATAATAAAGTAACGGTTGACTGGATAATCAATTGAATCAAATTGTTTGCGCAAATCTTCGGCTCCGTTTAGGACCATGGTGCCGATCATTTCCAAAGGTTTGTTCATGTCAAAAAGGAAGTGTCAATCGAATAAGTGTCACATCAATAGCTGATACCAGCAGGAAAGATATCAGTATCAACCCCAAAAGCATATCAGCTTTCATTTAAGTTCTGGTATAGAATAAAACCAATATACACAACTTCTAATGGTTGTCGCTAAAGACTCTGAAACAGTCCTAGATATTTACCAGCGCGATCCAGAGCTATTCAATCAACTTAATCAGAAGCCTGCACGGATCACACTCAACGGTAAGAGGCACTATAATACTCCGTTTTATACTGGTCCAGCAGCTAGTGTTACCACCATAATTTCTGAAACAGCATCTGAGGCAAACAAGAAAAAGCTTGAGATGTGGTCCAAAAACAATCCAGGAGTTAAAGAGCAAGCTGCTGAGAGGGGTACCGCAATCCATGGCTGTATGGAGCATTACCTAAAAAAAGAAGAGTTTGAGGTGCCAGAAGACTATATGAACTTCTGGGATGGCATGCCTAAAATCTTGGATCAGTTCCAAGAGGTGATCTGGGCTGAAACTCCTCTGCTCGACAAACATAAATTTGCTTTATCAGCGGATGGTGTAGGTAGGGTGTGGGGTCGTGATCATGAAGATAGGCCATGGGTTGGTAGTCCTGACATCATTGGTGTTGCAAATAACAAGCTTACACTTGCTGACTTGAAGACCAGTGTCAAACCTTATAGCAGGTGGTGGCCCAAGAATTTGGAGAAAGGTAGTACACAATGGCGAGATCTGCTTTCAGGTAATATGAAGTTTAAAAAGGCTTGTCTCCAGATGGGGGCATACGACTTGGGTATCCAACAAACATTGGGTATGAAAGTGCAACAAGCTGCTGTAATTGTTTCGACTCCAGCAAAAACACAACTATTTAAGGTATCGCGTTGTGCATTGGACGCATATAATGAGAAGTGGTTGAAAGTAGTAGAGCAGTACTACGAACAGATCGCCAATTGTGTGGTGTATGACCCTGACTTGGTATAATAGTATTAAATGTAAAAAAAAATGGCTGTTAATCCTGAAGATATGCCCAAAACAATTAGGGCTAGGGTACAAAAAGAAATAGAAGACAGGGTTTTTGGTAGACCAAAACCAAAACTTGTTCCACTTTTTAGCGAAGATGATGAAGAAAATGAAAAAACAAAATTAAAAGCTTTTCAAGATTTGTTAAATAATTTAAAAACTCTTAACAATTAAACGTTAATATGATGCCCTGGATCCGTGCTTTTATATCTGACTGTATTAATGCTGTTGTCAAGTGGATCAAACGTGTTTGGTTTGAATCCAAGCTGAAAGCACGTCTAACAATGATTGAATGGCAACATAAAATTGAATTTGAAAAAGAATTGGAAGACAACTTTAAACCCATCTATAGTGAGGAGCCGCACCAGGAGCCTGGGACTGAGGCTGCAAAACTAGGTGGTCCAATGAGACTCACTGCGAAATGGGTAAAGGAAAACAAAAACTAAATTTAGCAAATCCTTAGTCGAATCTCGGCTAGGGTTTCGTAGGATGAAAGAAACAACCGAAGATGTCCCCATGGAAATCACCGTGCATGAGGGGCAGTGGATTGCGTCAATAGAGCAGTTGATGGAGACTGCAACTAGAGACGACATCTTTTTGCTGCCATCAATTATTCATCTTCACGCGTTTGAGGAAGTTAACAAAGAATTCTTTCCAGACAAAACCTTTCGAGCTAAACTGAACTTTTAATTCAAGATGATGAGCCAAAATTCACTCTCCCTTCGTCCTGGTGAAATTCGTCTTGATCTTCTCAATATCGATTGGCCGTTAACTGCGTTAAACGGGAACAAGGCTCCGTATATTCCTGGATGGCAAAACAAACCACTTTCGCCCCAGGAAATTGAGATTGAGATTACTGAGGACAGGTGTAAAGCCATCGGCCTGATGGGTGGCCCTGTCTTCAATGAACCCTATGGTCACGTATGGGTTGATATCGATGGTGCATCCGTATACAAAACTATTGAAGAGGTATCGCAGCAAACAGTTGAGGAGGCATTACCCAAGACACTGACCATTTGTAGTGGTAAGCCTGGTCGTGAACGGATGCTCTACAAGTTATCCAAAGATAACTGGAAGCATTTTGCACGCAACAAATATGTATGGCATGCAGAAGGTGATAATGAAAAATTAGAGGTGTTATGGAAGCGGCACCAGGGTGTGCTGATGGGTTTGCATCCTGAAACTGAGGGATATTACACCAAAGAAGGCTGTGACTTTAGCTGGGTAGATAAATTGCCTGAGCTGCCGCAGTGGTTAATGAATGACATCATTAACAAAAACGTAAGGCAAGGTAGTCCGTTCCAGCAAACATCCAGGATTGTTGGCTCTAATTTTGCCATCAACTCCTACATGTCAATTGAACGGGAGATGAAAAGGGCAAAAGAAGCATTATGGGCCTTGCCTCCTGATGCAGCGGATGACTATGACACCTGGATCATTATTGGACAATCACTACATTCATTAGACGAGAGTCTGCTTGAGGAATGGGATGAGTGGTCCAAACAATCCGATAAGTACATGCAAGGTGAATGCCAAAGGCGGTGGCAGTCATTCTCAAAAGGTGGTGGCAGGACCATGGCATCGTTGATTGCTATGGCAAAAGAAAATGGCTGGCAAGATCCCGAAGCATCAAAAGAACATATGGTTACTAATGTGGATGACGATACCGTTGAACGTTTGATCCGTGAACTGGAGGAAGGGGTTGGCATGCCGGACAACAAATCAGTATTGGAAAAGCCAAAGAAAAAGAAAAAAGAAAAGCGTAATGATTGGTTTACTAATGCAGTAGAGGCAAATCAAGAGGACGACAAGAAACCAAGTCGTAACCCTTCCAGTGACACAATTGCTGCAATGTTATTGGGTCAGTACCAGGGGAATCTGTTGTATTCGAAAATGCATGATCAATTCTTTATGTATGGTGCCAAGGGGCCAGGGCTTTGGGCTGGTTTGATGGAGATCGAAGTTAAGTCTGACATCAAGAATAAGTTGGATGAGATTAAAGGTGCATTGCTACCTCGTGGTTATTCCATGAATCTGATCAATGATATTTACCTGCAGTTAAAGTTGGCAGTGCCGTTTGATGACTGGTCGGAAGATAAGAACTTACTTTTGTTTAATAACGGTGTGTTAAATATTGGTGAACGTAGGTTAATGCCATTCGATAAAGAACTGTATATAACCCAGCGCTTACCCTATGATTACGACCCATCTGCTAAGTGTGAGCCAATTATTCAATGGTTAAAGAATACACAGGATAACAACTGGAAGCGTGTACAGGTGCTAAGGGCATGGCTTCGTGCCGTACTACTTAGCTGTTCTGATATCCAGAAGTTTGTTGAGATTGTCGGACCAGGGAAATCAGGTAAGTCTAGTTATGCCAACCTTGCTCATGCATTGGTGGGTGATCAAAATGCCATGATCTCTAGCCTTGAGCACCTTGAAAAAAACAGGTTTGAAACAGCAAACATCTATAAGAAGAAGCTGTTGTTGTTCAATGATGTTGAGCGTTATGGCGGATCGGTTTCAGTACTGAAAGCATTGACTGGTCGTGACCTGATCCGTAATGAACAGAAGTATCAGACTGATAAGCAGAAGCCATTCAAGTTTGATGGCTTGGTTATGATTACTGCTAATGAACCAATCCAAACAACGGATCCAACCTCTGGTCTTGCCAGGCGTCGTCTGACGATTCCATTCAACAATCCATTCAAAGGCAGCTCCAGGGAGCAGAAGGTGTTAATTGATATGGATGATAAAGGAAATGCATTCGGGGAATTTGCTCCGATGCTTCCCGGTTTGGTCAACTGGGTGCTTGAAATGCCTCATGAAGAAATGCGTGAGTATCTTATGGAAACAGCAAAGAGTGTTCCTTTCTATGCTCAATACAACACTGAGCAAACTCTTAAATCTAACCCTGTGATGGACTGGTTGCATCACTGCATTGTGTTTGATGTAAATGCTCGGACATCTGTTGGTCTTGCAAAACATGCACCAAGGGAAGCATCGACAATGTATGCAAACACTGACAAATGGTTGTATGCTTCTTACTGTGAATTCACTAAGAATTCAAATGGCAATGTATTAGGGCGTTCCAGGTTTGAGACGTTGTTACTTGACATCTGTAATCACCAGTTAGGTGTGAATATCTACAAGTACCGTAATTCTCGGGCAACATTTCTTGTAAACATTGCAATACGCAGCAGTAATGCTAAGTATGAAACCTATCCCTCAATCGTTGAAGTAGGTCTTCATAAGGAAGAGTATGAGCAGTTTTATGGAAAGGGTGTGATTGACTATATTTCACCCAATGAGAAGTACAGCAAGGAGGCAGAGGAGTGACGGTAGGTAAGCACCTTATTCTTGACCTGTATCAATGCAATACAGAACTTCTTGATGATTACAACTTCTTGTATAAGATGATGTATGAAGCAATCGAGTTGACTGGTGCCAAGATCTTAAATCACGTAGGGCATGAGTTCGAGCCCCAGGGGGCAACACTGTTGTTCCTGTTGTCAGAGTCTCATGCATCCATTCATACATGGCCTGAAAAAGGCTATGCGGCTATTGACATATACACATGCAGTAATAAATGTTTGGTGCAGAATATCATTAACTATCTGCTGGTAAAACTAAAGAGTACTAGCTATCAGGTGAAAGAATTGGATAGAAGTACCGTAAGGGAAGAAAAATAAATGTTAAAATGTTAGGGCAGCGGAGGTACGAACTCCCTGCCCACGGCAACCACTACGACTGGTCACATGGACATTCTAAACGATTGCCCTGGAGAGGGCTACAAACTTTGCAGGAAAAAACTGCATTGGTATGCTCCTAATGAATCTAAAAGGGGATGCCCAGATTGCGCAAGAGCTGCTGCGCGAAAAAGATATCATGACAATCCAGAAACAAAACAAAAAATCATAAATGCTGTAAAAGAATATGAAAAAAAGAATAAAGAAAAAATAAACAAAAGAAAAAGAGAGCGATATAAAACCGATTTAAAATGGAAAGAAAAAGAAAAAAACCGACGCAATAAAAAGTATAGAGAACGTTGGGCTAAAGATTCTGAATGGAGAGAAAGGAAAAAACAAAAAACCAAAAAATGGTATGAAAAAAATAAAGACGCTCAAATTGCATACGCTAATAGAAAAAAAGCTAAAAAAATAAAGGCATTAGTGTCTTGGGCAAATAAAAAAACAATAAGAAACATCTACAAAGAAGCTGCCATCAAAACTAAAAAAACAGGAGTAAAGCACCATGTTGATCATATATACCCATTACGATCTGCTTTTCTTTGTGGGCTTCACGTTGAAACTAATCTTCAAGTGATACCAGAAAAAGAAAATTTAAAAAAAGGAAATCACACCTGGCCTGGTCAACTCGACTGTCAAAAAGGCTCTGTTTACGATATATTCAGTAAAGAACTTACAGATCTTTTAAATGACTGAAAAAAAACCTAAGCTCCTTTGGGTTGCTGATCTTGTTGCAAAAACAGGGTTTGGAAGGGTAAGCGGAGCTGTGTTGCCTCGTTTAAAAGATAAGTATGACATTGTAGTGCTTGCTTCAAACTACTTCGGTGATCCGTGCGAGGAGCAAAAACAATTTAAAGTTTATCCTGCCTCAAATCGACATCAAACAGCACCATTTGGTGAGCAACGTATCAGGGAAGTTGTTGAACGTGAACAACCAGATATTGTATTCAGCTTGAACGATCCTTGGATCACCTCGTCCCAGTACAATCAAATTAAAGATCTGCACCAGCAGAAGAAGTTTAAGTTCGTAGGGTACCTAACCATGGACTCATACAATTGGTTAGGCGGAATTGATCCACACATCAATGAGTGGGATTCACTGATTGCCTTTACCGAGTTTGGTGCACATGAATTTTTGAAGGCCGGTATTAATCGGCCTGTCACAATCATTCCCCATGGTCTTGATACTGATGTGTTCTATCCCATGGACAAAGCAGAAGCACGTAAAAAACTGGGTCTGCCGGAAGATATTTTTGTTGTGTTGAATGCTAATCGCAATCAACCACGAAAACGCATTGATCTAACAATTTCTGGTTTTGCAAAATTTGCTGTGAATAGGCCTGATACTCGCCTTTATTTGCATATGGGATTGCGTGATCAGGGCTGGAGTGTCATGGATTTATTTGGCAGGGAAATGATCAAACAAAAACTAGATCCAAATAACAGGATTATCATGACTTCTAACTCTCTGAATCCGCCGGATGTACCTGTGGAGATGCTTAATACGATCTATAACGCAGCAGATGTTTCTGTTAATACTTGTCGAGGTGGAGGGTGGGAGCTTATCAACTTTGAGGCAGCGGCATGCCGAGTTGCTCAAGTCGTACCAGATCACACCAGTACCAAGGAGATTTTTGAAGGGCATGGCAAGTTGATTCGCACTGAGCATGTGGATGTAGATCCCAATTATGCAAGGGAAATGCATTGTCCCTCCAGTGATCACTTTGCTGAGATTCTCACTGAGCTGTACGAGGACCGTGACCTACTGGATGCCACTGCACAGGCCTGCTATGACCGTGTGACAAGCGAAGAGTTCAGCTGGGATACGATCGCTCATCAATTTGATGAGGAGTTCCAGGAGGTCATGAAGAAGGCTGAGAAGGAAGAGGAGATTATTAAAGAAGAGGTTAAGCAACCTGTAGCTATCTGACGTATCAAATGAGACTTATTGCTAGACCCTGCCGCAAGGTGGGGTTTTTTAATGCACTTTTAGTTCAGATGTACCAGGGAATAGGTGGAGGGGGGTGCAGAAGTGTGGAGATAGGGGTACTTAAGACCCTCTATAAGCCAAACGATAATTTGGGCAACGATAATTTGGGATGAATGCCCCTGGTACTGAAACATCCAAATTTCGGTGGTTACAACAAGAAGGCGTTGAGTCTCATGTGTCTAAAGCTAATAACCATTTTTGACGCCCCAAATTATCGTCTGCTTTTATAAAAAAAATTTCATACCCAGATCTCCACTTCTACACACCCAAACAGCTCAAACCATCGCAATATGCGCTAGAATGGGACAAAATACATGGTTTTTGTTACGTGGCGAACCCTTTCAGTGACCGAAAATGTCGCAGGCGCTATGCCAAGGAAGCTCTGAGCTACAGACCTCTGACCTCCCTGGAACCAGAAGTAATGGATAAGGAGGGGTACTACTACGGTCACCCATGCCCCCTGGGACACACCGTCAGAGATAAGACCAAGCACTGGTGTTACAGGTGCGTATGGCGCATCAGAAGCAATATCTGTGGGATAGATGTGAACTACATGCATATGGACTACAACCGTCTCGCTAATTCAATCTGGACTCAAATTGAGACTGAGGATCCAGGGGACTGCTGGGACACCCACACCCTTTCTGAGTATGTTTACTCGTCTTCTTACAGGACTCAGTCCACTGGTAGGCGTACAGACCGAATGAGTACCCATAAAGCCATCTACAACATGACTTGGGGTGATGTGGGTTCCATGACTGTGACCCGTACGTGTGGAAACAAAAAATGTCTCAATCCTCTTCATCTGGTCTCAAGTTGGAATAACCCAAATCGACTCAGGAATCTTATGTACTTCGATACTGAGTTTAATTTTGAAAAAATCAAAGCTATGCAAGAGCGTACACAGAGGGGTGAGTCTACAGATCCCTTGATCATGACCTATAAAAAGAACATTATTTCCGATCCCAGGCATGTTGAAATTTCCCAGTCTTACAATGAAGAATATGTAGACAGTATTTAATGGCACGCAATAGTTTATCAAGACAGAAAACAAGATCCGCTAATAATCCATTCAGCTTGGGTTCCTTTGGTGAGCTGACGCTTCGCTATCTAACAGGACGCTTGGGTCCTAAAAATCAGGTCATCAACGGAGGCTATGGCAACGGTGAATACAACCATTGGTATAGTGTCACATTAGATAGGTCTGGTTGGATTATCGTTATTAAGGGTGGCTCCAGGCCCAAGTACGTAAATGTTTCTGCGTATGATCTGAACCGTACTCCACTTGAAGGACGCAGTATTTTTGATGCAGATTCTGTAAATGTTAATGGTACTGTTCAGACGTATTACCCGTATCTTGATACGATTATGGGTGCACAGTCTGATCTATATAACACATACGAAAGATTAAGACTTGATAAAGGAGATGAAAGGTATTACCCTCTGGAGAAAGGGACGTACTTGATTTGTGTTTCTTCTACCAGGAATGAAGGGCTTGAGTATGGTGTTGGTATTGTTGTTGAATTTCCTGTCACTGAAATTTTTATTGAGTTAGAAGACAGTGATGGCAGTGTAATGCTGTCTGAAACAGAAATTACTGGCGACACCCTGGAACTTGCATCTCCAATCAATACAGACATTGTTATTCCAGATGGAGTTAACGCTTTCACGGAAACATTATGTGAAATTGAACCAGCCGATACAGTAACAGTGCCTGAAGGTTCAACATGGCTTATTGGCGACCGTATTCCATTGAGTGCCAATATTTATAAGATTATTTGTGAACCAGGTAATGACTTGTATTTTGAAACTATCCACGATCACTCACTGTCTGAATGGACAAGCACCTGGAATGCAACCCATAAAGCTGATACTGAACCGTTCCCTGCTGATTTCATTCCCTATACCAATCGCCCCTAAAATCTGTTACGCTAATAAAAACAGGTCAAGGTGGGCAAGACATGGCAACACTAATCAATAACATTCCTCCCGTGAAGGTGTGGATCCGCCGTGAATACCTACGCGATATGCGTGATGGCCATGGTGAATATGAATTAGGTTATTGGGTATCTATTAAAACGATTCCAGGGAGGGCAATGTATTTTGAAACATATTTGCCTGAGTATGCGGCCATGTTCGACAAGTTACCGATTTCAGCATTTTTAATTTGGGATCCTGATCATCCGCATGAGCCCAAAAAACCTGACCCAGATCTGCCCTTAGAAGAACTTTCATTTTGGAATGCATTTTCTTACGATAATACAATTCTTGAAAAGAACTTACCGTCAACAATGCGTTGGGAAGCGCGAACAAAAACACATGGTGTCATCCCTGGTGAATATCTCTTAACCGTAGATTGCTATGACGGAGACCGTTCTCGTCCTGATTTAACTTTTTCCGAAACGCCTGACGAACACAAATCGGCAAACATCCTTGTGTTAGAAAATGGTCAAATAGCTCCAGAGCAGTTAAAAAACCCCGACTTCCTTGTCTCCACCCGATACTTTAACGTGGAGTATCCGAACGCAAAATGGGGAAGGTTAGGAGAATCAGAAGAATATTTTTGGGAAACAGAAACAGAAAAAAATAAGTATAAACCCTTTGTTCCTCATGATGAAGAATTTGATAGGTGATTATAGAATAAAGGTAAGCCTACAGGTTACCCATGGACAAACTTAACGAAATTATCGAGTTTGCTTTAGCGCTCCACGCTGCTGCATCAATCGTTGTCGCCGCCACGCCGACACCTCGCGACAATCAAGTTCTTGGCAAAATTTACAAAGTCATTGAGTTCTTTGCTCTGGCTATTGGTAAGGCTAAGCAAAAGTAATCAGTTGACAGGCTGGTACCACCAGACGCAACCATTCTGTCCTTCAATTGCTTTACGTAAGGCATAAGCCTCATCCTTTGATAGGGTGAGGCATTTCCTTTCGTCTTTTAATTCGTAGCAAACATTTACCCTGATATCAGGATTTTTATTTACTTTCATGGCTTGACGGCTAGGTACCACCCGGTTGACTTTCCTTCTACTTCCCAACGACGTAACCAATTCTTGCGGCTGTATTTTACACCAACGCCACGCTTGGCTTCAGTGGAAACGTAACCACCGTTAACAAGGTCAGCTTCACCGTAAGGATCATTCATGATGATGTGATCCTTATCAAATCCAATGCAGCATGTCCAATGCCCACCACCTTTTGGTGCGCTAGCAGATCCGTAATGCAACCAACCAACTGCAACAGGATGGCACTCCTTGATTTGATTTTCAAGTAGCTCTGTATTGCCCTTGGTACCAAACCACGCTGTTAGTCCCAGGTGTTGCAGAGCTTTAATTTGAGCTGTTGCTTCTGTGCTGTCACCAAATTTTGCGCGAATTTTATTGTACTCATCATCTGTATCAACAACGCCGTAGTACGCAGCAATCATTGCACAGCTAGATGAGAAACATTCTCGATAGCCATATCCACTTTGGTTGTCGAGTTGATAGAAATATGGAACCTTTAGGATCTTGCCACCAGGGGGATTGCTGGTGCATTCACGATCCATGATCTGCATCAATTTATCTGCATAGTCAGGATCTGTTGCGTAGCCTTCCTTTACAAGAAGTTTGGCACACTCATTCCGGTTGGCTGCACGGTTAACACCTTGGTACCCATCAAAATCTTTATACCAGCGATTGACCAAGTATTCAACGCAGGAATAAATATCAGGAAAATTAATGAATCCATCTTTAATGGTCACCCATTGGCCATCGATATATTCTTGGGTGTCAACAACAGTACCGCCTTTACCTTTGAGGCCAAAGTAATTATGCTTACCTGAAGTGTGCTTACCCCATCCCGATTCAAGCGCCCATTGTGCAGCAACAACTTCAGGGAATTTTGCACCAGCATCTAATGCTGCTTGTCGGATACCATTCCATGTGTTTTGGTATACAGGTTTGGGATCTACAGCA